ACGGACACGGTGGTGGTGGCGCGGGCTAGCACGGTCCACCGTCCGAGCCGAGCGCCTGCCAGCGCGGATCGTTGTCGTCCTCGATCGCCGAATGGAAGTTGAGGGTGCGGGGGATCATGCCGCCCGGCAGGCGGCGGCCGATACGCAGCGGACGGATCCGCTTCCACGACAGGCGGTCAATGCACCGCTTCGCCAGCGGCGCCAGGATCCCGGCATTGGCGTGGAGGAACGTTGCCGACACCTGGTCCTGCGACACGCTGGAGGCGTCCATGCTGGTGAACGCATCGGGATGCTGTGTGATCCATGCGGCCTGATAGGCGACGGCGAGCTTGAGGAGTCGCAGGTTCTTGGGGCTGATCGCTCCGCCGTCGGAGGCGTCCTCGGTGGTGTCGGCGAACATTTCGACGACCGCCTGCGCCTGCTCTACCTGGTCTGCGGTGGCGGTGATGCCGGTGTAGGTGGTGACGTCGCTGGTGGTGGCCCACGGCATGTCAGGTCACCCGCCTGATGGACACCTCATACACCCACCGGCCGTCAACGGTGGCCGCGAGCCGGGCGTCGCCGCGCGGCGTGTGGCCGGCTTCGACGGCGGCCTGGATGGTGGCCTGCCGGTAGGCGAGGTGGGTTTCCTCGTCGGGCCCGCCGGGTTCGGCCTCGAAGTCCTGGCGAAAGGCACCCGCCGGCGCAATGAGAACGGGCGGGGCGCTCGCGGGCTCGGGGGCTGCGGCATCTGCTGGCTCGGTCGGCAGGGTGGCGTCTTCGAAGTCGTCGTCCGCGGACCCGGCGTCGGCGGTGTCTGCGTCGGTGAGGCGCTGTACGAGCTCGGCCTTGACTCGGCCGGAGGGCAGGCTTCGGCGACGGCACTCCTCTTGGAGTTCCCTCGTCGACATCTGCTCGTAGTCCACAACGCCCTCGTCTCTGGTCTGTGGTTCACCGGTGCCGCCGGGGTGGCACCCACCAATCCCCGGCGGCAGTCCGTGTGGTCCGGCTAGTCGGTGATCCGCTCCAGGGCGGCCCAGGCGTTCTCGTTGCCGACGCCGAAGCCCTTGCGGACGCGGAACTTGACCGCGGTGTCGTCGGTGGTGTCCTGGGCGCGGGCCTGGTCGACGAGGGACTCGGGGACGCTTCGGTCGCCGCGCTTGAGGTACTGGCGGTTGCCGAAGAACAGCAGGTCGTTGCCTGCCGGGGAGCCGCTCATGGTCGCGGAGACCTTGCAGCCGCGGGACCAGGCGATCGGTACGTCGAAGAGGCTGTCCGGGGTTCCGGCGGTGCCCTGGATGAAGATGGGGCGGCCCTGGCCGTCAGTGCACAGGCGCAGCGCGTCACGCCAGCCGGGGGCGGCGATGACGAGGGAGTCGGCGAGGGACCAGAACTTGCCGGTCTCGACCTTCTTGAAGGTGCTGGAGAGCTTCTCGTACAGCGAGTTGCCGCCGCCCGACGCCGGGAAGGAGACGTTGTCGTCGTCCCACGTCGAGTAGTTGCCGTCGGCCGTGTAGCTGGTGGCGGAGTTCGTGGTGCGCAGCGACTTGTACAGGCTGGTGAACGGGACCGTGGTGCCGTTCTCGGAGCCGGACGCGCCCAGGCAGGCGTTGTCGAACGTGTCCGCGTAGCTGATGGCCCAGTCAAGGCCCTTGGTCTTGATGGTGTCGATCACGGAGTCCGCGTCGGCCAGGTCGTCCTCGTCGACGACGAACTGCGACAGGAACCGGCGCGCGGTCAGCGTGATGTAGTCGTTGGCGGTCGCGTCCGCGGTGTACGTGGTGCCGGCCGAGACGGTGAGTCCGCCGGAGCGCAGGATGCGCTTGGTCGACGTCTTCATGGCGTGCGGTCGGGCATAGCGCTCGATCGCGGAGTCCATCTGGACTCGGGTGATGACTTCGGAGTCCCACTCGATCGGGATCCAGTTGTCGATGATGTCTGTGCTGGCCACGGTGGGCACTCCAGGAGGGCGAGGGGCTCACAGCCCGCACGAATGGTGGGTGCCCTGCCTGGGCGAACTGTGAGCGTCCCGCTCGTTCCTGCCGCGCACCGAGGTGCGCTGTTAGCCGCGTAGTGCCCGCTGCGCGAGGGTCTCGGCCCATCCCTTGGGCTCCGGCTTCGGCGCAGGCTTGTCGGCTGCGTCCACCTTAGCTGCCGTTACTCCATTCTGGCCAGAACCACCAGCCCCATTGGCCGGATTGGCAGAACGGGTGCGCTTGAAGAACTCCGGCCACTCCTGCTTGATCGCGTCGATCTGCTCGGACAGGCCGGTGATCTCCCCGTCGTCGATGTCGACGTCGTCCAAGTCGATCAGCTTCATCAGCGAATTCAGCCGCTGCCCGTTCCACCCCGCTTCGGCCAGCGCCGAGTTGACCCCGGTGACGAGCGCCTTCGTCTTGCGCAGGCCGCGCAGTTCCGCCTCGGCGGTCGCCTTCTCGATCTGCCGCTTCACGTCGGCGGCACTCGGCCCCTGCGGCTGGTCGTCTTTCGCCGCCGCAGGCTCCGGCTCGGGCTCGTCGGACTCGAGCTTGTTGCCGGTCTTCGGGTCGATGCCGTGCTGCCGCAGGTACTTGCGGCGCGCGGCGGCCTCCGCGTCGGCCTTCCGCTTGCCCTCGACGAGCTTCTCGTACTCGTCGCGGGACGGAGGCGTCCAGTCGTCGGCAGCCGTGTCGTCGGGCTCCGGCTCGGCGCTGATCGCGGCGTCGCCGGCCGGTGCCGGGTCGTCGCCTCCGTCGGCGTAGAAGACGAACGGGTCGCGGTACGGGTGCATCCAGCCGGGCAGGGTGTTGGGTGCCATGCGTATCTCCTTCAACTGCGGCCAGCCGCGGTCGCGGTGGCCTGTCGCCGGACGCGCGCGGACAGCCCGCGCCGTGCCAGCAGTGCTCGTGCCGCCCGGCGTCGGGCGGCACGTGATTCGGTGGGGCGCCCGCGACCTGCGGCGATCGAGCGCCACGCCTGGTCGCGGAGGAGGTCGGGCAGGCTGCCCGGTCCGGTGTCCCAGTCGGGCATCCACGGGACGAGCTTGCAGCGGCAGTTCGGGTGCAGAGGGGGGCCGTCGATGGCGGCGCGCCGGATGCTGCGTGAATGCGGGTCCATGGACAGGCCGCCAGGGAAGCTGCCGTCGCGGTCGGTGAGATGTCCGGCGTAGGCAAGGCAGCGGACGCAGGCGTCGGGTTCGGTCACCCACAGGCCGCGCGCCCCGTAGTGGTCGGCAACTTGGGCGGCGCCGTCATTGATTGCCCGGTGGATCACCCAGGCGACGGCCTGCCGGACCAGCGTGCCCGCGCGGCGTGCCGCACCCAGACCGAGGACGACACCCCGCCAGCCGGTACGCGACACTTCGCGCGGGCTGAGCAGACGGGCCGCGAGCCGCAACTGCTCCGCGACCGTCGCCTGCAGATGGGCCGCCGCCTCGGCAATGTCGCGGCTGACGTTGAGGTCCGGCAGGGCGTGATCGCGGCCGGATGCCCGCCGCAGGAAGTCGACAGCATGCCGGCCGCCCAGATGGGTGGCCGCTTCCAGGGCACCCTCCAGGACCCGCTGCGATCGGCGCCCCAGCCCGCCGCCCGCGCGGTCGACGTCCGCTCGCAGGCCTGCCAGTAGCCGCGCCAATGCCAGCCCGCTGCCCAGTGCAGCGAGAGCCCCGAAGGCGGCCACCCACGCGGCCAGGGCGACCGTAATCAGTCCGGTCAGGGCTGCGCTGGCGCCACCATCTGCGTTGCTCGCGGTCCGTTCCTCCAGTGCGGCAGCCTCGTCGGCTTGCTGCTGCTGGACGAGGTCGGCGAGCTGCTGAGGCGTGGCGGGGCGGGCCATCAGCGGTTGGCCTCCGCATCGCCGAGGGTTTCGGCAGCGCCGAGTACGCCGTCGAGGAGGGCGGTGACCTGCTGCGCGGTGATCGCGCCGAGCTGCACACCAGTGCCCAATGCCTGGACGGCGTTGCCGAGGGAAGTGAGCAGCTCGACGCGTCGCTGCAGTTCGGCGTCGTCGTCGAGGGCGGACAGCCACGCTTCGACCATCTCGGGCGGGCAGCCGGCTTCGATGAGGGCGCGTTCGCGCGGCACACCAGCGTCGATTTTCGCTTGGACGGTGGCCCAGCCTTCGGTGTCGTCGCGGTAGTCGGCAGGCTGCCAGCGCACACTGACCGTGACGTCGTCGTATCCGAGAAGGCGCAAGGCGAACTCGAACGCGTCCTGATGCGTCGCCCCGAAGGACCGCTGCCGGGCCTGCACGCGGGCGGTGAGCGCGGCACGGGCCTCCCGGCGCGCCTCACCGCTGATCGCATCCCCGGTCGAGTCAAATTCCTGGAACGGAGTCGACGTGACCTGTGCCATCGCCTTCACGTACCGGTCGAACGGGGCGAGGTATACCTGCGGGTCGGCTGCGGCGAACTGTCCGACGCCCTTGAGGCCTTGGAGCATCCACATCTCGCCCGGGTCGTTGCGCAGCTGCGACGGGTTGAGCAGGGACTCGGGGTCGGCGTCGATGTCCTCGGGGCGCTCAGGGTCGAAGTCGGACTGGACTCCGGACTGGTCGACGGCCGGGTCGATGAGCCCGTAGCGCTGAGGCAGACTCTGGAAGTCGACCGTCGCCAGATGCCCGAGGACGATCTTGTTGATGGCGGACTGGGGGCCGTAGGCGGCATAGTGCTCGGGCCGGCCGTAGGGGCGGCCGGTGCGGTAGTGGAAGAACGGGATCTCGCCCCACGGGTTCGGGAGCACGGCGTCCTGCTCGTCGCCGGTAAAGGGCGTCCACTTGTCCTGCTTGCCCGAGTGCTTGCCCTCCCAGGCCCACCGCTCGATGCGATCCGGGTACCAGAGGTCGACGCGAATGACCTGGTTCTTTCCGGCACCCAGGCACCACGATTTGATCGCCAGCTTCTTTTGGAGCGGGTTCTCTGCGTCGTAGATGACGCGGACGGTGCCGGGCCCATTGACGAACATGTCGACGCCCGCGGGTTCGCCATCTTCGCCGAGGTCGGGCCACACCATCAGGTAGGCGTCGCCCTGCGAGCAGGCTCGGACGTGCAGGCCGGGGAGTTCCTCGTCGAGCTCGTTCCGTTTGATCAGGTCGGCGATCTCGGCGTCAGCCTGCTCGTCGTCCGCGGTGACGGCGGTGATGTGCAGACGGTCGGTAACGGCGGTGACGGGAATCCGGGCAAAGTTGATCTCGTCGAGTTCGTCCAGGTTGGACTTGGCGAGCATCCGCGCGACCTTGTCCGACGCGAAAATCTCGTCGACATCGCCGTCGAAGTAGGCCTCCGCCTTCGCATACGCGGGCCGCGCCTCGCACAGCTCGTGGTAGGCGTAGACAAGATCGGCAGTACCCGCCATCAGTTCACCTCGGGCTCACGGAGCGGACCGCAGCCCGCGGCTTGGACGGGGGCTTAAGGAACCGCAGGACGGCATTACCGACGCTGTCAACAAGGTCGTCGTTCGGAGCCTTTGGAAAGGCCACCATCTGCTCCTCGAGCGCGGGCAGCGGCTCGGCGTGCATGACCCGGGTGGGGATCAGCTGGTACAGGTTGAGGAGGCGGCCGGCACGGGCTTCCTTCTTCTCGCTGTTCGTCATCGTCACGACGCGTACCGGCAGGTCGTGCAGTACCTCGTGCCACAGGTCGCCGCCCTGGTTGGACTCGACCAGGACGGCCCCGACCTCGGGGAAGGACTCGAGGATCTGCATGACGCGGCGGCGTAGCGGTTCGCCCTTCAGCTTCACGGCCTGCGCGAACTTCACCAGGCAGCGGGCCGGCGCCGCCTGTGTGGCGGGGGCGTAGCCGACGACGGACAGGCCCGTGTAGTCCGAGGTCGCCTTCGTAGTGACGGCGCCGTCGATCGACAGGTACGCCCTGGCGGCAGGGAAGGCGCCGTGGGTGAAGTCGGTCGGCGTCCAGTAGTCGGAGTCGACCGCCATCGGATCGTTGAGGAAGTTCTTCTTGTAACTCCGGCTCGCTTCACGGACGCGCAGGTACTCGAGCGGCCAGCGGGTGGGCCACATGGAGCGCTCGTTGCCGTGATCGTCTCGCACGATCGGCAGGTGGTGGTGGACTCGGAAGCCTTCTTCGCCCACCCAGGCGGTGACGTCAGAGCGTTCACCCTTGCCGTATTTGATGATCTGGTGCGTGACACTGCCCGGCATCGTCACGGTCCCGGATAGGACGACGCGCGCGTAAATGTTCAGGGGCAAGATCGAGTCGCGGAGCGTCGTCAGCCGCTTCCCCGCCAGGTACGGGCTATAGCTGCTCTCGTCCGGCTCCACATCGTCTAGCAACAACAGGTCAGGACGCTGCTCCCCGACCTTCATCCCAAGACTCGATGCATCGATCCCCTTGGCCGCGAAGATGAATCCGTTGCCGCGGATCACCATGTGCTTTGCGTCCGACTGCGCCGCGCCCGACGGTCGTCGGCCCGCCGTACAGAGGGCGGGGAAGTCCCGGCGCAGCGCCGCATTGTCGTCGACCTCGCGCCGGAAGGAGCCTAGGTGCAGCTCGGCTTGCGGAGCTGAATCGGCGAAGCAGGCCGCAAACCGCACGTGTCCGTGGGCGGCGGCCCACAGGGGCAGGAGCAGCAACCACCAGGTCGACTTGCCCGTCGCCCGCGGGGCGAGGAGCGCGTCCCGCTGCTCCTGCGGCCGGCTCGCGGGCAGCGCCCACTGTCTGGCGAGGCGTACCCATTCGAGATGCGCGTCGGCGAACGTGACGCGGCCTTCAGGGTCGCGCAGGTGATGCAGGGCGTAGAGGACGCTGAACAGGAGCGGATCAAGCCGGGTGGCTTCGATGCGGGCGTCGCGGTATTTGGGGCTGCCGTCGAGGAGCCGGGCGTCGATGGTGGCGACCCAGGCGCCGAAGTCGAACGTGTCGGCGTTCGCGGCCTCGTCATACGGGTCGGTGATGCGCGCCTGGTTGACGGCGGTGGTCACTCGCCCTGCCCTCGCTTCGCACGCAGCGTGTCGCCGACGTTGGCGTTCTTGGCGCGCATCTCGGCGACCATTTCCTGCAGTTCGATGTCCTGCTGGGTGGTTTCGGTGACGGTCGCGTCGACCTTGGTGGGGGCGTCGAGGCCGAGGAGTTTGCGCTGTTCGGCGTTGTTCTTGCGGCGGGCGTCTTCGATCCTGACGAGGCGGTCGATCGCCTGGAGGACGGGGCCGTCGTCTTGGAGGGGTTCGCCGTCGATGGCGATGACGCGGCCGTTGTTGACGGTGATGTGGTGCCGGTCGAGTACCTGCTTGGCGCGGGCTTCGAGTTCGCCGAGTCGGACGAGTTCGCCTTCGAGGCGTTCGAGGTGGAGGGCCCGGTAGGCGTCGATCTTCGGGTCGACGCGACGGGCGAGCTCTTCCCGCAGGAGGTCACGGGCGGTGGTCCAGGGGATGCGGTCGCCGCGGGTGGGTCCGTCGGGGGCGGCGGTGATCGCTTCGATGGCGCGGAAGCTGTGGCCGTCGAGCTTCAACTGGAAGACGATCGCGGCCTTCTCGGCTTGCTCGGCAGGGTTCTTCCGGTTGTACGGGCCGGGTCCTGCAGCCATCCTCTTCCCTCCGCAGGCCTTGGGCTGGATGCGCATTCCAGCCCGTCACCTTCGAATCGTAGGACATCGGCGCGCAATAGTCGCTACTTCCCTACCTAAAGCCCGAGCTTGGGGGCAGCATTGAAGGCAACGGTGATGGAAGGGGCAGGGATGGTCTCCGACCGAGGCGGACGCGCCGGCTTCGTCTACCGAAGCCGGTGGGCTGCCTACAGGGATCTGCGCCAGCAGGGCGCCAGCAAGTCGAAGGCGGCTCGCATCGCGAACGGCGGTCGCACCTTC